TTCATTTTATTTTCCTTTAGGGCCAGGGATCTTGTTTTGAGTTGACCCCAAAGGACTTGCACTAGATTTTAGTTCGTCCATGTTTTTTGCTGTTTCTTTAGGTGCTGTTTTTGCCAACAGTTGTTCGTTAGCATCTTTGACCTGTGTGTATTCGGCTGGATTTTTGCCAAGTTCTTTTAAGAAATTAACCACACGTTTTTGTCCAACTAACTCTTGACCGCTAGTGTCGACTTCGTAGTCTTTGTCTAACATACTTTCGTTAGTGGGTTCGTTGTATTGCAAGTTCAGTGCAATTTCAGCCATTTCACCTGGAGTTCTCACTCGTATTCTTGATGCACTGACTGATAATTTATCAGCCAGCAATTCTGTTAACACAGCACTGGTTGTGGGATATGCCAAGTCAACTTCAAATACATGCACTTCAGAATTTTGTTGTCCTGGAAAATCCAATGGATTAGATTGAATTGGTGTTGTTTTACCTTTTGACAGTTTATTCACAACATATTTGTTCATAGCACTTTTCATCTGTTTGTCAGCAGACTCGGGCAGTGCCCCGCATAGTTTTACAGTAAAGGGATAAGTCTTTTTACTTTCTGTAAGATGTTCTTGAAAAGATTTCATGGTAAATTCCTAGTACTATATTTATTTCATACTCTTTAGTTTTTCAATAAGACTGTTGCGATCTGTAATAATCACGCCCTGTCCTTGAATAGCAGTGTCTTCTTGCCCTGCTTTTTGATCAATTTGTTGCTTCTTAAGTTGCAGTTCTATCATTTTTAGTTTTTTATCTAATTTTGCAGACTTGGCATCAATTGCATTTTTCAACATAGTACCAGCAACTTCGAAAATACGACCACTGTATCGTGCTTCTACATTCATGCCTAAATCCATCAAATCATCATAGGCATCAGTAGCACGTTGTGCCAAGTCATCTAATTCTTTGTCGCCAACATCACCTAGGCCTTTGACCACTGGCAATGCTGCTGATATCTTATCAAATTCGCTGATGTCTCGCAACATAGCAGTGGATTCTACTGGTAGATTTTCTTTTTGTGTTTTCTTAACCTCTTTTTTATTTTCTGGGAGATTGAGAATTTCTTCAAGTTTTTTCATACTCTTACTTATCGTTTTCTAGTGCCATTGGCGAATAAGTCTGTTTCGTTCAGCACACGAAACTTTATGCCTTGACTTTTGCACCATGCCTGTGCGGCTTGCCACTTGGCTTGATTTTTTACATACTGCATTTGATTATTCTTATTGCGGCCAACTTTTTCCAACAGTGTTTGATTAGCTGGCTTAACTTCTATCAACTCAGTTAGCATTCGACCATCCTTGTCAATGTATTGAATAAAAAAATCAGGGATGTATACAGTGTTGCGATTGGTTAGTGGATCTCTATACGGAATTTGTACGGCTTCACTGGCCCATTTTAAGATGTTGTCGTTGTTGTCGCAAAATCTCATAAATGCCCATTCCCACGAACTGCGATATGTGGGACTTTTGTTACCAACATATTTGGCTGGTCGTGTTGGAACAAATTTACCTCGAGCAAATCTACTCATGGTTTTATATTTCTTGCTTCGAAATTTTGTTGTGTAAACGGTAGACTGTATCCCAATGCGCTGGTAGCCTGTCTATTGTTATTCAACACTTCAGCAACTACTCTGCTGAGTTGTACATCTGTTAAACCTTTTAGTGTGTCTATTACAGCAAATGGTTTGACATTTTCAAATTTAGCCTGTGTTAAAATACTGACAGCAGTGGATCTTGCAGCATCAATCTCAAATCCGCGTTTTGTAAAAAATCCAACTACTGCATCTATTTCGCTTGCGGCAAACGATATCTGCGATAAAAAGTAATTGTCAAAGAAAGTTTTTACAGCACCACTGCTGTCGTTGATCACTGTTGTGGATCCTGGTAAACTGCTCATGCTAAATTCCTTGGGGTTGCTTTGGTACTGGCCGTGATAGCAGCAGATTGAGGTATCACAATTTTGTTCAATCCTCCACTACGTTGTAGTTCAGTGTCTACTGTGGCATTTCCGATGGTATTAGTCAATGTACGATTTATAATACGTTGTCCTTCTGCATTAAGTCCACGTTGTGTAGTGGTCTTGGCATTTTGATAACTGTTAATTGTTTTCAGTGCATTTGCATAGGTTTCTGGGGGAGGAATGAAAAACTTTTTGCTGCCTACTTCTTCCAACGGCAACTCTGGAGCAGCACCTTTGACAGGACTAGGAGTTTTGTCATAATGTTCTAATGCAAAACCCAATGGATCACCATCTGTTACTCGGCCGTTGCCAAAATACAATCCTTCGTATTCCAAAGTCATTGTAATCTCTTGCGGTTGGCCTGATCCATAATCTACTGTGTCAAATGCAAATGATTTGATGATAGGATTTACCATGGTGTAACTTACGTACTGTTGTTTGGCCATTTGATACAAAACAATATTTTTAAAAAACGGTTTGGTGCTGCCGTTGTCTAGTCCATATTTGTAACTGTTGGCTATTTCATTTTTCATAGCATTTCTTGCATAACTGCCTATGGCAAAAGCAGTGCCCGGTGTTGCATAATAATAGGAATAGTAATTTTGCCACATCCTGTGCATGGTGCCATAGTTGTCATCATGAAATTTTAAAGTCACTGGTTGAAACGTTTGTTTTGTCTGTACTTGTTTTATTCTGTTATACTGGTTAACAGTTTCAACATTGATATTAAATCCAGGCAATGTTGCATTTTTTACCAACAGATTAATTTCGTTAGGATTTTGCAACAGCATTGACGGCAGTGCATAAGCCAATGGATTGATTTGAAGACTGACATGAAATAGGTGTTTGTGTTTGGGTGCTAGTCTAAACGTGTCATCAGAGAATGTTCTTCTTGCATGTTGTGCATCACGAAGAAAAGTCGATGTATTGTTAGTAAAATACCCATATATTTTGTTTGCCATAATATTATTTATGCCGTAAAAAAAGGCCGATAAAATCGACCTTTTCTGTTGCTAGTAATATTACGCAGCAGCGCCGCCGCCTGTGGCAATAGCACCATTGGTTCTTGCATAAATTCCCTGAACACCGATACCCGAACTGGCTGCACCAGTCTGTACAGCATTGTCAAATTTCAGTGTCATCTGAATTGTCATTGCTTCGTTAGTACCATAGTTCATTTCTTGATAGTTGACGTTTTCAATGTAGCAACCATACAATTCCCATCTTTCAAGGATAAGTGCTTCGTTACCACCGTTACCGCCGTCGAGCATTTCAAAACTGGTAGTAAACTTGTAATCTACACCAGATGCAGCACTTGACATTTCAAAAAAGTCAAACTGTTTCTGAACTTGACTACCAATCTTTTTACTCACTGCACCAGTAGAATCATCTCGCAATGTGCATGCTACAGATTGCCATGCATGGCGTCCTGCAACATAGATTCTTGAGTTATATGTTGGCAGTTCGATTGCTTCGAACTGTATTGTTGGTCGAGCAAAACTGACCACTTGTTTTGTAAGTTCAAAAGCGTCACCGCCGGGGCCAGTGCCAAAGTTTTCGAAATTCACTCGGAATCTATATTTTAACTTTGGATGCAACATAGTTGCATTGGTATTGGCACCGCCTAATGGTACTGAAAATCTTGAAAGTGTTGATACTGACATATGTTATCTCCGTCGTATTATTTATCTATTTTATAAACCTGATATTTCGCCAGTATTCTTGATACGCAGTGGAATATAGATAAATTCTACTGATTTGACTGGTTCAATAGCAATGTCTACATACAATTCGTTGCGATCAATTCTTGCTGGAGTATTGTTACTTTCGTCACACACAACCAAGAAGTCATATAACGCACGTTGTCCTACCAGTTCCAACATCAAACTTTCGCAGGCATTTTTAATTTCTGCTCTAGTAGCCTTGTCATTTGGTTCAAATAGATACGGCTTAGCCAATAGGTTCAACTGTCTACGTAGATATACAATCAAACGTGCTACGTTGACTCTGTCTAATGCGCTGGCATTTCTAGCACGAGTATACTGACCAAATGCTACTAATCCTGCACCTGATAAGAATGTCAACGGATTTACTTTGATGCTTGCCAACGTATCACGTTGACCTTCATTCAATGCCACTGTTTCAAATTCGCCTTCACTAGTGATATAACCCACTGATGTTGCATTGGTAATGCCGCCACGGCGTGTACCTGCCGGTGCAAACCAAGGATATGCCACTTGATCGTTCAAACTAATAGTTCTCAACATCATATGGCTTGGTGGTACAACAATGTTGTTACCAAAGTTGTCGCTGCTGAAGCCCCATGGGTAATACATTGCTGCATACTCATCGAAACTTACTGCACCTAGGTCGTCGTCTTGTGCTGAGCCGTTGTCATTGTTGCCCCATGCTAACAAACTGGTAGCACTGCTGTTCAAACGTGCTGGTGTGTCAGCCACTACAAAGGCAGTCAATCCACGATCGTAGTTCAGTGTGATCAATTCGCCGATCAATTCTGGATAACCAGGGCAAGCAATTAAGTTAAACACACGACTGTCGCTGTCACGTACAGTTTGATTGCTGTTGACCACTGCCTGTAGGCCTTGGATAACCACTGCACGTTGTGCCTTACGGCCGAATGTGCCAGAACCGTCTACTTGGTTTGCTGCTTCGCTGACCCAACGATGTGGATAGTAAGCACTCATGTATTCGCCAGGGGCAGCGCCGACCAGCGTGTTGTATGCTGCCAAGTCAATATGATTGCGTACAAATTTCTTAACGTTGAAACCGCTTCGACGTAGATTCCATAGCAACATGCCCTTTGGATACAGTGCAGGTTGTGGACAGTCTGGGTCTACATAACTACTGTCTAATAGATCTGCAATTAATGCTGGCTCGTCACTGTTAGCGCCAGCAGTGTTATAACGTGCATCAGCAAACAACACTCCATCTTCACTGCTTTGATCAGTTTTGTCAATCAACACCCACTGATTGTTAACAGGTAAAGAACTGTTGAATTTGTAAATTACTGGATAGTTGTCGATGTCACTGGTATCGATCCACAGATCGCCGTTAACTAGTGCAGAACCATCGCTTTGTTCTGTTGGCTCGCTGGCACTAATAATTGGACCAGCAGGATCTGTCTTCAATCCAGCAGAAGCAGCGTAGAATGGGCTTGTAACAGTTTTATATCCAACCCAATTTGTTCCGTCGTTGATCATAATATCAACTTCGTCAACAATAGAATTGTACCATAACTGTTGATCTTCTGCTAATGCAGTAACTTCTGTTGGGCTGGCTTCAAATGACAATGCTTTCCACTGAGTTGCAATATAATCATGTGTAACATCTCCTGTGGCTGCAACATACAAGTTAGCAGTCGGAGTTACACCGCCCGGATTAAAAATATTGCCGAAAGGAGCATTAGTACCGTCACCAATTAAGATATCTCCGCCGGTAGCATGGGTAATAATAACTCTGTTAGAATTATCAACGCTAGCAGTAACGTTGATTAGCCCTGCTGAATTCACAGCGTTGGCAAAATCATCTGCATCGTCCACATTTCCATTGGCTGTAAATGTAACTGTTACATCGCTGCTGTAAGCATCGTCTCCAACTAGACTTTCTGCAATAACAAATCGATTAGTACCGGCTGTAAATGTAGATGCGGTTACTGCTGCACTAGTAATAGTAGTGGCACCAATCGCATTTCTTCTAAACAATTTGAATGTGGCCAGTCTTGGTGTAAGATCTAAACCAAAATCTTCTTCAATATTGAATTTACTGTATAGAGCACCAACTGCAAGATTTGCGCCGCCGCCTGTGGGATCTAAAGCAGCCAATGCTGCTGCACCGTTGGTATACAATGGTGCTGCCACTGTTTCCCAAGCGTCTGTTGCACTGTTATAACGTTTTGTTACTAAGTTGGCACCAAGATTAGGAGTTGTTGTTTTAACCCACACAGAACCTGTTGGGCGGCCCAAAGCAGAAGCTGGATTGTCTGTTCTCTTGTATGTAGGAACACTGGTGTGTGGTTGAATTGACAGTCTAGGAACTAGATAATCGCCAGCAGTAATACCAAGTGTTGTCAATGCTGTTCCACTGATACTAATGGTGTTGGCAATAGTACTATCTTGGCTGTCATCACTTAATGCATTATTTGAATAAATTTCTAACTTGCTGTTAACCACTGCGGCATACACACCGGCATTATTGTATGTGCCAACATTGATAGCCGCTGCCGCTGCTGTGAGCGTTGATCCAGACAGTGTAATTGTTGTCAGTGCTTCACCGTCAACTGTGAAAATAATTGTTCCAGTCACTGTTGCAGGACTTGCTGTTCCGGCAATAGTTGGCCAACTTAGTGCCCACTCTGGAGAACCAACTTCTACCCAAATACCGCTGCGATTTTTGTAGTACACTGCCAGTGTTGTAGTCACTGCTACCACTGCATATGCACCTACTGCACCAACAGATCCTTTAGGAGTGTAGTCGTTACCAGCAAAGTCTACAACTTTAGTTGTGTCGGTGATAACCAATGGAACTTTGTTGATAAACTTTTGTCCGTTACCGCCTACAGTGGCAGCATCGCTGTTCCATTCAAAAATGCCCCACTTGGTGTTGCTGGTGTCTAACCACCATGTACCGTTTGGTGGGTTAGCACTTGGAGCAGTTGCGGTAGCATCTAATTGTGATAGATCAACATTTGCACGTAGTACAAATGCTCTGTTGCTGACGCCTAAATAACTGTATGCTGCTTGCAGACCATATTCATTTTGCTCGCCGCCATGAATTGGATTATTACTTGCGTCAGTTTTGAAAATTGCGTCGCCGAATGTGTCAGATAGATCGCGTTGACTGGTCATCAAATATAATGTATCAGCATTTGATGCCAATGTACCTGTTGCAACGCCGGTGCCTGCTCCGTTTTGCTTGTTAGCCGCTGTGGCTATAACAATTAGCGGAACGGTACCTGGTTCGCTAGGTGTGTAAAAACTTTCGTCAATGACGCTGACTTGTACGCCGGGTGATGATAATGCCATGTTGTATCTCTCCTAAGAGTCTTGCTAGTTTTATTTACCCAAAGACATCTAAATTGGGGCGATAATATCAAGAGAAAAGGGGATAAAAAGGGCAATAAATACTAGATGAACAGACCTTTATGCAAATGCGGCATGCGACCCGCTGCCATTAACTATAGAAAGAACAATAGAATATACTATCGTAGTCAGTGTGAATCTTGCTTGCGATATGGCGGGGTTGGCAAAGGTGTGCCCAAATGGTATCAAGACGGATATCGTATGAAATCAGTGTGCGATAAATGTGGATTCAAAAGCAAGCATCGAGAACAGTTCAATGTGTTTCATATAGACGGCAATTTAAACAACAGTAGAAACGCCAATCTCAAGACAGTGTGTGCAAACTGTCAGCGTGTTCTGCACAAAGAGGGAACTGTTTGGAAACAGGGAGACCTGTCACCAGATTTTTGATCTGGCCATACAGATCATCAATATTGCCGTTGTTATCTAAAATATGATCAAAGTCATTGCCAATCCAAGCCCACTCACTGGCATGTATTTTACGCATTTTCATAGCATTGATACCTATGTTGTTGCCTTGATTAGCACTGACAGCATCTTGATACCATTCGGGTAAAGCACCTCTTTGTACCCAAGCAATAGCGCCGCCTGCACGTTTCAAAGACAGCAGTTCGTTAGGGAAACGACAATCTGAAATTACAATGTTGTCTCGCGAGTTGCGCAACTTGTTTTCCACGCTGGCAATCCATATGTCGTCATGAAAGCCTTTTCTACACACTTCTGTACCCCAGTATTGTAACACCCAGCGGGGTGTTAGATTAGGCATATCTAGACGTTGACTCCACCAAGGATCAACTTGTTCTCGCCATTCACGGGCCTGTGCCGTACGTCCTTCTAACATTGTACGGTCCCACCCAAACACAGCAGCCACAGCATCTTTCAATGTATTGGCAAAACTTTCTCTTCTAAATCCGTGAAAATTTACTAGATAGTCAGCAACAGTATCTTTGCCGTGACCGATAAAACCGCAGATTCCTATAATCATATTATCTCCTGAGATAGTATATTTTATAGAAAATTGTTGGCTGTGTCAACCTATAATGAATGTATAGCCAGTGCCACCGGAAATCAATGTTTCCAATTCTTTATCCAATGCGGCCATTTCTTCTTTGCCTGCTGACTTGAGGTCTGCACCATTGAGGCCACCTGCGCCACCTGGCCCGGCAATTTGAGCAAACTTACTACGTGCTTCGCCCAGTATGATCTTGGCCACTGCTAAACTGTAGTCTTTTAGCCACTGCTTGGCATACAGGTCTGTTAACAATGCCCAGTCTGGACGATAATTATAGGTTCGCATTAAGATTATTTCGCCTGATGCAAAAGGACGTTGCAACACACGTAATATGTGAGTATTGGGAT